GAGAACAGCTCAGATAACGAATTCCTGCCACTGCAAAGACAGGCCGAACGGGCTGAAAAGGAAATGGATCAGATCAGGCTAGGCAAAATCAGGCTTGCTCCCCCTGAAGCAACGAGCGCGCAGCCCAATGACACCGTTATCGTCGTAACCCCGCCCCGCAAATTTAACGATTGGAGCAGATTCTGATGGGTGGCGTCCGTTTTAAAATGGATATGAGCAAACTAATGAGAGGAGTTGGAGCTGCCGCAGAACGTGTTCAACATAGTCAGGAACTTATGGATGCAATAGGTGAAACGCTTGTCAGTTCAACAATACAGCGTTTTCAGGATGGTGCAGGCCCGGATGGTAAGAGATGGAAACCAAGTAAACGCGCAGAATCCGAGGGTGGACAGACTCTTGTTAAGTCCGGCCAGCTCCGCAATTCCATAAGTTATGAAGCTAGCCCCAAAATGGTCTGCGTCGGGACCAATAAAATTTATGCTCGCATCCACCATCTAGGAGGTAAGGCCGGGCGTGGTTTGAAAGTGAAGCTACCCGCAAGGCCGTATCTTGGCATTGATGATGAAGACCGCGCCGAAATCAAAGAGCTGATGATGGAAGAACTTAAATCTATGTTCGGCGCATAAGGACAGCCAACATGAGAAATTTGATTTTTGAAACTCTGACTACAGCCGCAATCGCTGCCGGATTACCACTTAAAACTGACGGTGAGGCTCCGATTTACGAGGCCCCTGTCGAAATGTCAGACAAGCTTCTGCCCAAACCTCGAATTGAAATCCAGCTGACCAAAGCCCAGGTTAAACATCTGAGCCGGAAGCTGTCCAAGTATCCAAGCCCCGGAAAAGAAGATTTATACCGCACGGTCAGAAAAGCCATTGATCAGATCATTCAACCGGTGCGTCTTAGCATAATTTCAAATGACGAAAATTGGCTTGCAGATTTCTCGCACCGTTTGCACAGAGACCTCCCGCGTCAGCTTGCAGACAGGCATAATAACAACGTCTTGGTCAGCATTGAAGCGGTTGAATCCACAGGCGGAGGATCGAAACTTGTGGACGTGGCCATCAAACGAAAGCTGATCAAGGTCTTTCATCTCCGTTTTAGCGGATACGTCACGATGGATGATGAAACCGTCTGGATAAAAGACGTTAATATTAAAGCTCATCAAAAGGAGGTTGAAGATGGCCAAGAAGCCGATTGAATTGTTTCCTGTTTCAGAGCTGGCCGAGAAAGCCGGTCTTCAAAACTGGAAGCTGGCAGCCATGTGTAAAGCCGCTGGCTGGACCACAGATAAACAGGTTTCACAAAGCGATTTTGATACAGCGGTAAGTAATTTGGAAAGCCGCAAGATGGGAGGCTGATCATGTCATCTCATGATGTTTTTGAATATATTGTAGACGGAACTTCCGGCCTTGTTCCCGGTGATGTCTCCGGCAAGGCTCTTATAGCCGGGGTGTGCTCAAAAGGAACTGCCGGTAAAATATACTATCTTGGTAAAAGTTCTGATTTAAACGGACTGCTCGGTGCTGGACCTCTTGTCGATCGACTAAATGATATTTTTACTGTTTGCGGTCAGTCCGCAACCGTTCTTGCCGTTCCGGTTCCAGGAAGTCCAGCCGGTTATATCGGGGCCGTTGAACATATAGGAGAAGGCCCGGAGATTGAAATTCACGGTTTGGCGGCAATAAATGCTGACGTGGTTATATCAGTAACCGATGGTGGTGCTCCCGGAGTCGCAAAAGTTAAAATATCAAATGATGGCGGTGAAAATTTTGATGCTGCAACCGTAGTACCTGAGAATGGACAGATTACAATAAATGATACCGGAGTCACCATTGTTTTGGAATTCGGGGATCTAATCAAAGATGATAGTTATTCTTTTGTAGTACGCTCCGCAATTGGCCCAGTTGAACAGATTGGACACGGACCCCAAATTACCGCAGCTGGAACCGTAACCATGGCGGCCCAGATACTTATGCAGGTTGTTAAATCCGGTGGCAGAAACAAAGGACAGTATAAAATATCGACTGACGGAGGCGATAACTACGGACCATACAGGACAATCCCAATTGATGGTCTTATTTCCGTTGGTGACACCGGAGTAAGCATATCATTTCCTGAGGGGGAATATACTTTCGGAACTGAATACTGTTTTGATCTTATGGCTCCTGTTCCAACAATTACAAGTGTAATAGAGTCTCTGGCTCTTCCTCTTGAAAGTATAGACCCGGAATTTGTGCATATCTGCGGTCCTTCAGATTCCATTGACTGGACAGCTTTAGGCAGCCTTGCCGATGATCTTTTTAATAAACACCGCCCGACAATTTTCACCTGTGAATCAAGACTCCCGAATGCTGCTGAAGATCTGAATGATTTTACAACGGCCATGAAAATAGAACGCAGGAGCGTTTCAGCAAGATTTGTGGCTGTCTGCACGGCCTTTGGAGAGACTACCAACCGCACAGGAGAAAGCGTTCTGCGAAATGCTGGAGGACTTCTTGCCGGGCGTATTTTGAGCATACCGGTCCAGCGTGACATTGGCCGGGTGCGTGATCAGGGCATAACCCCGTTAAAACTTCCTGAAGGATATGCTGAAAGTATGCAGTCTGAGCTTGAAACAGCCGGATTTATTACCGCAACGACTTACGCCGGTCTTTCTGGAGTCTACTGGGGAGATGCCAGAACTCTTGCCGATGCCACCAGCGATTATCAGTATCTGGAAGTTCTGCGGGTAACTTTTAAGGCTATTCGTCTCTTGAGAATACAGGCTTTAAAGTCCCTCAAAGATGAGGCCGGGGACCCGATTCTTGGCCTTGACGCTTCCGGTCTTTCCTATCTGAAAGCAAATCTAGAGAATGCTCTTGATACCATGACCAAGGCCAAGCCGAAAGAAATGGCTGCTTATGTGGTCAATATTCCTGACGGTCAGGACATAGTAAATAATGGTGTTGCCGTTGAGGTAACCCTAATCGGCATCCCGATTATCAAATCCATTAAACTTTACGCCAGCTATGTTTATGCGGGCAGTTCATTTGACCCGCGTCTTTCCGCGTAAGGAGGTATAATGGCAAATAAGTCAACAGTTTCAGTCCTTGGAAGGTCATACGACTGGGAATCTCTGACAATTACCGGCCCTCAGGGTGTGATTGTCGGGATTTCTGAAATCAACTGGAAATCCAATCAAAAGAAAAAAAGAACCTATGGCAAAGGGCTACTGCCACGTGGCGCAACTCGCAGTAACTATGAAGCAACTGTAGATTTTACTCTAGACTATTCCGAATACACGGATCTGTTGTCCGCTCTGGATTCTGGAATATTCAATTCAGTATTCAATATCTCACTGGTCTTCGAGCCAGACGGCGGAGACAAGCGTGAAGTTGTTTTAAAAAACATCATGATCGACGACAAAGATGAAAGTGCCAAGCAAGGCGACGATGAACAGACTGTAAAGCTATCCGGTACGGCTGAAATGATAAACATAAACGGCACACCGGAATACGAGGAGAAATAAAAAAATGGCTGAAGGAAAAGATATAGCAACTGATGATAAAATAAGCAGTCAATTTAAACCGTTTACCGCTGAGTATGACGACTTTGAAGAACAGGCCATCAAGCTGACTTTTCATTTCAAAAAGCCGGGGCGGAAGCAGCTTGTCTCTCTTTCAAAGGCGGATAAGTCCAAGCAGTTCGACACCATGTCAAAAGTTTTGGGCCAGCTTGTTGATCCATCTGAAAGGAATTCTCTCGACACTGAACTCAAAAAAGAGCCCATGCTTGTCGCTGCTTATGCTGATGCAATCATGCGCCGCTGTGGCGGCGGGTCGGTTGAGCTGGGAAACTAGAGCAAACCAGGGCTGCGTATCAAAACGCGGTCCTGGTTTATTCGGATCTAATTCGTCATTGGCTGCATGAACCGCCCGCTGATGATCTGGACGAATTTACAGAGCAGGCAGCCAGAGCCTTGAATATGGAAGAACGCTTCCACAAGCAACAAGCCGTGCATCTTGGAAACGTAATAGCCAAAATTTTTGGAAGTGAATAATGGACGTATTTGACGTATTCGCATCATTCAATCTTTTAGACTTTATGTCTAATCCATTGAGTAAAATAAGGCACGGTATGGATCAGACCGGTGCTGCCGGTTCTTCTCTGTCTGGTAAAATGGGTGCGCTTACAAAGTCCATGTTGCCATTTGTTGCGGCTGCTGGGCTATTTCTAGCGTCGTTAGCTCCTGCAATCGGTGTTGCGGCTAATTTTGAGCAGTCAATTTCTGAAGTCGGAGCTGTTTCCGGTGCTACCGCTTCTCAAATGCAGACTCTTGAGCAAGCTGCTCAGGATCTTGGAGCCTCCACGGCATGGTCAGCTTCCCAAGTTGCTTCGGCTGAAAAATCACTGGCTATGGCTGGTTTTGAAGTCAAAGACAATGTGGCCGCTTTGCCTGGTGTTTTAAATCTGGCCAGTGCAGCCCAACACGATCTTGGCTCAACCGCTGATATTGCATCGAATATTCTTTCCAGTTTCAGCATGAAAGCTAATGAAATGGGTAAAGTTGCGGACATTCTGACCACCACTTTCACCTCATCAAACACAACACTCGCCTCACTTTCCTCAACTCTTGCCAATGCCGGTCCTGTTGCCGCTGCGGCAGGAGCTTCACTTTCTGATGTAGCAGCTATGGCCGGAAAACTTGGTGACGTCGGTATTGATGCTTCCGTTGCCGGTACCGGTATTAAAATCATGTTTCAGCGTTTGCAGGCTCCTGCCGGTGGAGCCGCGAAGGCTCTTAAGCATTTAGGAATTACCACTAAAGATGCTCAGGGAAACATGCTTCCAATTTTTGATATTCTGGGAAATCTGGAAACTGCCCTTTCTGGCATGGGAAGTGCGGACAAGGCCGCATATTTGCAGAAAATTTTTGGATCTGAGGCTGTTGGTCCCATTCAAGCCCTGATGACTACCGGGATAAGTACTATTAAAGAATACGCAGCGTCGCTGGAGAAGCCCGGCAAAGCCGCAGAAGTCGCGGCCATGCAGCTTGATAATTTTAATGGTGCCACAACCATTTTAGGCTCTGCATTTGAGGCTCTGCAAATCACCATAGGTAATATCTTCCTGCCTGTACTCACATACCTTGTTAAGGGTGTGACCTCAGTTGTGACATGGTTAAATAAGCTTGCAAGTAGTCCTGTAGGACGATTTTTCATTGCTTTTGCTGCGGCTCTGGCCGTTGTGGTCGTTTCTATAGGCATATTCTCCGCAGTTATGTGGGCTGCAACACTGGCTGCTGGAGCACTGAATATTGCCTTGCTGGCTAACCCCATTGTTTTGATCGGCGCAGCAATTGTCGCAGCCGCAGTTTTGATCATTTCTTATTGGACAGAGATTAAAGATTTTTTTGTCGGGCTTATTTCATATTTCACTCCAGTAATAGATTTTCTGTCCAATGCTTTTGAGCCGGTAAAAGCTGCGTTTGCTGATGTCGGATCAGACCTTGAGGACCTCGGTTCAACAATATCAGAAGCCTTAGAACCACTTTCTGACCTTTTCGATGGGATTTGTGAGGCATGGGACAATCTGGCGCAGGATTTCTTTGGTGGTAATGACGACGCAGAATCCAGTTTTAAAGTTTGGGAAACAATTAGTTCTATAATCGGTACAGGCGTGCGTAACTCCTTTATTCTTCTCGGTGCAGCCATTCGAATAATCTTGAACCCAATTAAAATGGCCATTTCAGGTATCAAAACCTTTGTTGAATTATTAAGTGGCAAAATTTCATTGCGTGAAGCCGGTGTAAGGCTTGTTTCAACATTTGTTGACGGTATAAAAACAATGGTCATGGTTCCGTATAATGCAGTTAAAAAGATGTTGTCCAACGTCCGTAAATTGCTTCCGTTTTCGGATGCTAAAGAAGGACCGCTCTCAACGCTCACATTATCTGGTAAGCGCACAATGGAAACTCTGGCCACCGGAGTTCATTCCGGAGCAGGCAGCTTTTTTGATGCTGTCTCTTCAGCTCTTTCAGCACCGGGAAAATTATTAGACGCTGGAATTGGGGCACTATCCGTTCCCGTAGATATGGTCAGCAGAGGTCTTGACGCAGCTGGTGAAATGCTTTTCGGACCAAGCCCTGAACCGGCGGAAGGTGGTGCTCCGACAGCGGAAGTTTCTCCGGTTAATTTCAAACCGGCTGCAAACACTTCCAGATCGAAGCACAGCTCGTCAAAGTCCAGCGGGATCACGATTCAAAACATGACCGTAAATATGCCTGATGTGACTGACGCAGAAGGTTTTAAGCGTGAGCTGCAAAAACTTTTGGAGAAGTACGATGGCTAATGGATATTTGTCGTGGGAAGACGGCGCAGTCGTGCTGGGTGATTCCGAGCTGGACGGCATTTTACAGAACCTTTCTGTGCGCGGGGCGGTTTTGTTTGACCGGGCCGAACAAGATGGACTCAGCGGTAAAACCAAAATCCCCATGGGTTGGGAGGACGCTGATATCACCCTAGTTCTGCTACTCGAAACTAATGAAGCTGCTGATTGCTACGACCGTCTTGAAGAATTGGACGCTCTGTTTAAAGGGCAGGACAGTAACGGCAACCCACTGATCTTGGACGTGCGCAACCGTCATTGCCAAGCTCGGCATATTAACCAGGTCGTTTTTTCCGGTTTGGATTCTCAGGAGAACAACAAAGACGATGCTATCATAGCCTCGCTTGCTTTCTCTGAGCACCGCCCGGCAACGGTGGCCACTGAAGAACGTGTTGTCGCTTCCGGCAAGGCTGCCCCGGCAATCAATGCTTCCGAGGAGTCCCGCTAATGCAGATTAACGGTGTACGCACTCATATTATGATCGGCGGAATTGAAATCCTGCGCTGCCCCCGGTTGGCCATCATGTCCCGTCGTGGTGCCCCCATGTGGACATTTGAGATTACTTTGCCCGATCCTATGGGCAAGATCGGCCGCGCGGTACGGCTCGGCGATGCGGTTAACATGGCCATCGGCTACCGCGATAAAGAGCCGGTACTGTGGGCCGGAACCGCCAAGGCCATGCGACCGGGCAACAAAGATCAGCTCATAGTCTCCGGCGTTGGCCGTGATGACGAGCAGCTTAACACCGTGACTGTTTGTCAGTCCTGGGAAAATGAAACACCTGAAGCAATTGTCCGCTATGCCGCTGGCCTGACTGGATTACCCATTGCTCGCATCGACTCTCCCGGCGTGATTTTTCCACGGTTTGTTTCTTCGACCGTTCCCGTTTGGCAGTTGTCCAGGCAAGCCTCCGAGTCCTGCCAGCGCGGTTTCAATATCGACATGGCCAGGTGGAAAATGTGGCTCGGCTCTGACGGTATCCACTGGGGGGATCATGACCAGCCCGGAACTATACCGACTATTGCGACCGGCGCAGGACTGATTACGCATCTTCCGGCAGACAACCCCGCGGCACTCTCCAAGGTGGAAACATTTCTGCTTCCCAACCTCATGCACTCCCGTGTTTTCGGACTTATCGACAACAAACGCGGCATCAATGACAAATTCCGCGCTTTGAAAGTCCTGCATCTAATTGAGAACACATCTGCAAGAACCCTCATAAGCTACGGAGTTGAATATGGGTACTGATTTGCTTGCACTCTTAAAACGCGTTGTCGAACTGGCTATGCCCAACCTGCGCACCTATTACCGCATCACAAGAAAAGCCAAGATTGTGGCCACGTATGCTAGTGACGATAATTACTGGGCAGACGTGCAGCCGCTCCGCAATGATGAATCCGTAGATGACACCGAGCCGGTCATACCAAAAGTTGAAATCCCGATTATGTGGGCCGGACCTTTGCGTGGTGTTGTCTGTCCACCGTTGCCCGGAACTTACTGTGATCTCACATACTATGACGGAGACCCCGACTATCCGCGTATTTCGAATTTCCGCTGGCACGTATCTCAGGCTCCAGAATGTGAGGTCGACGGTTTTATTATCCAGCAACAGCCTGGCGTTCATATAAAGATAGATGCCGAGTCAAATATAATCCATTTCACTACAGCGAACAGAGTGAACAAAATCGGAGGTGAAAAGAATGAAACGATTGGAGGAAATTGGACCATAAGTGTGTCTGGATCAGCTGTTATTAAATCAGACGAACGCATTGAAATTTTGGCTCCTGAGATTCTCCGCCAGGGAAATGAGACATCAACCGGTGCATACGGTAAAATTGGAACCTCACATGAGCGCACTAACAGGGAACATGAGGGCAGCTACACATTAACCGGGACTCAGGTGATTAACGGTGACGTTACTATCAATGGCAATCTTACGACATCTGGTAACAGTCATGCTGGAAGCAGGACCGGGGGTAAGATATGAGTGCAATTTACGGCCAGGATATCCGGCTGGATGGTGACATGCAGGCGGCCGTTGCTGCAAACGGTGAACTAGTGCTGACAGACGGCACAGATACAGGTGAACAGGATATCAAGCTGGTGCTGTTCACTTACCTTGGAACTCTTTTTTATGACGTCGAGCACGGCAGCACCGTGCTCGACTGGATCAAAGAAGAATCTACTAACGCAACACGCAGCGCATTTTGTGTTGAAGTTGCACGTTGCATTAATACTGATCCACGCGTTGTCCCTATGTCCCCAAAATGCCATATCTTAAGTTGGGATGAAGCTGGAATAACGGCAAGAGCAAGCTGGAGATTTATAGACGAAACCCATCCGTTTAATATTATTTTTGAGGTTGGCGAGAATGGCTTAGTCAAAGAGGTTATTGAAGATGTCAATCCCCGTTAAGAAGACACTAGATGAAATACGCGAAGAAATATTTACCAGGATAAATGAAGTTCAAGACGAATATTCGGATAAGGGATGGCTTCCAAATCGACTAAATCTGAATAAAGGCGTCATACGCGGACTTATAGAAGTCTTCGCTTTCAGTCTGTTCAAACTCTATGAACTGCTTGCCATCATACTTGAAAATGCTTTTCCAAAGACATCCACCGGAGACTGGGCGGACTTACATGCTGAGCAGCTAGAGCTGACCCGTAAGGTTGCAACCAAGGCCAGTGGCAATGTTGTGTTTAATGGTGAAGAGTCCGGTAATGTTAAAATCCCTGCTGGCAGAATTATTAAGACCGCACCAGACGGTACCGGAGCCGTTTACCGCTTCATCACTACTAAAGAAGCGGTCATCCCTGATGGTCAGACTCGCGTTACCGTTCCTGTTGAAGCTGAAGAGTACGGACGCGGAGCAAATGCCGCGGCTGGTCAGATTTGTGAAATTTCAACAACAATATCTAAAGTTACAGCAGTAACAAACACATCTGACTGGCTCATAAGTGAGGGAGCGGATGAAGAAACCGACGCCCAACTAGGTCAGAGATATGTACTGCGATGGATGGAAAAAAACGGTTGTACCAAATATGCTTATGCTTCATGGGCGATGTCTATTTCTGGTGTTATTGCAGTAAAGGTTCTCGATCAACATCCTCGTGGCCAGGGAACTGTAGATGTTGTTGTGAAAGGAGCAAATGGAATTCCAACTAATGAATTATTGTCCAAAGTACATGACGCTATTTCATCAAATTTCCCGATAAATGATGACTGGATTGTGAAAGGCCCCAAGTCTGTACCTGTTGTAATTAATGCCGAGCTGGTTCTCGTGTCCGGTTCAGCCTCAGAAATAATTTCTGAGGTTCAAAATAGAATTACTACATTGTTTACTGATCCTACTACCGTGCCAAGCATTACCCCTCTCCAGATCGGGGAAGACCTAACCCGTGACCGGTTAGTGTCCACTATTATGGCCGTATCAGGTGTTAAATTAATCAACTGGAAATCTCCGATAACAGATGTGTTTGTCGCTGCTGATGCGCTGGCCGTGCTAGATGGCATAAACATAACCAGCAAATGGGCAGATGAGGATTAGCCGTGGATTTTAAAGACTACATTTTTAAAAAATTACGCTGGCCACTTTGTATGAGTTCAGGCCCTATTGCCGTCGTAGTTCACGGATTGGCGCGGGTCTTTAACGATGTCGTCATGGATATTAACTGGCTGCGTGATCAATTTAACCCCGCGACATGTGAGAATCAGTTCGTACAACCATTAGCCGAATCACGAGGTATAAAGCGTCACCGTCTTGAAACTGACGATAACAAATTTCGCCAGCGCGTAGTTAAAGCTTTTGCCTGGCAGCTTCTAGGCGGCAAATCGGCTGGCATGCCGGTGCTGCTTAAGCATTTTGGATATGAAACCGAGGAGCCCGTAAATCTCCGAAGTGAAGACCAAAAGCGTTGGGCTGAATTTAGAATCAATCTTACCACACCTATTTCACCCATTCAGCAAGATGATTTCGAGCTTTTAGGCTGGGCCATAAATGAATCAAAGCCAGCACGTTCAAAATTAGCATCAATCAGAGTTGCTAAAAAATTTTTTTCCAATGTTTATATAAGAGGATACCTCCGAAAAACCAGAACTCGAACAATTTATCCAGCAGATTTAGGACCTACAAAATCTGGTCCAGCTAGTGTGTATATCGGAGGAGCAGTTATTCGGACACGTATCAGGACTATAAGGAGCGTATGATGAGTACTAATGGATTGATACTTACAAGAGCGGGATTGGATTTATATAACAGAACTCAGACTGGTGAAATAATAACTTTTTCACATGTCGAAATCGGCGCAGGAGAGTGGAATAACAATGTTGATCCTGAGTCCGTGACTGGCCTTGTTGATTCACGAATGAGTTTTCAGATTCAATCTGCAACTGCACAGGGAGATGGAACTACTTTAATAACAATTGCTTTCACAAATGAGGGATTAAAAACCGGATTTTTTCATAGGGAGACCGGAATTTTTGCTAACGATCCGGTTTATGGACAAATTTTATATGCTGTAGATTATTCTGAAGGTGGTGTCGTTCCTGCATACGGTGGAGCTTATTTAGCTGAGGAGATTTTACGCTATTATGTCAAGACAGGTAATGCAGAAAACATTAAAGTAGTGGTTTCAAATACATCAGTGTTTGCGACTCAGCTTGATCTTGAAGATCATAATACAGATACACAGGCTCATCCCGATATTCGCTCCCAAATTGGTGCCTTGTCACCCAAAAAGCATACACATACTTCAACTGATATTACTGACTTAGAACAAAAACTGGACGCTAAATCAAACATTGGTCACAAGCATACTTCAAACGATATTGTAGGGTTAACAGCAAGTGAATTGGATTTTTTACGTGAAAATTTTAATAAGCTTGTAACTGGCGCAGCCATAGGGACAGAAGGCCCAATGATATGTGTTGAGCATGAATCTTTTGTCCTCGAAGCAAAGGGTTTTGTTTCAGGAAACTATGGAACTGATGTGACGCGGATCGCGAACTGGTCGTCCGCCGCTGGAAATTTAGATGCGCATGCCATTCACGGAGGAGTCAGAATCGTGATTTGTGGAGACTCCGGAACTTTTTATGAATGTATAAATAAAGATTCAAGGGAAAGAACATTATTAGATATCAGTCCGTTATATGGGGATGTGACGTGGGATTTTACCATTGGAAATCAGTACTCATTTATAGTTTTTAAAGAAGATATAGATAACAAAGGTGACCTAGTTGATATAGTTGAAATTTCGCCCGGAGGACAGTCAGCTTATTCTATCCCTGAAAGTACAAAACAAATAGATCCGGCAGCTGATGTTGATATGTCTATTCCCCATTCTTTTGTAGCAAACAGTAGAAACGGGTCTAGAATTGAATGGAAAAACGGCATTTTATGCGGCAATAGTGATAAATATATAGCAATTGATTTTAGACAAAAATGTTTCGTAGATGTTCGTCCAGGTATGACTATTAACATAGAGGGCGTTGTCGGGTCATGCAGCAATGAAGAAGAACGCAATTTTGACGTCGGGTGGGGATTGTTTAATGCAGAGCAATCAAGTCATTTTTGTACAGTATTCAGCGACCCTTTTTTTGAGTTTCGTTCAGATCAAATAGCGACAGAACCTTTAGATACAAATCAAGACGGTTTTATCCAGCCGGGGGAAACGCAAGAAATTAATATGGGCGTTTCGTCGTGGACGAACAAGTTAAACGGTCGTTACGAAATTATTTTTTTCTTATATACATCAAAAACTTTTCCCAATGAAGTTTCTGTTGACTTTAGTAATGCTAAGATAACAACAGATCCTGATATAATAGAGAAAACTATACCTGCGTCATCATCTCCGGCTAAAATTCCAACCAAGGAAGAATTGTTAGAACTATGTCCTGTAGGGAGTCAATGCACTCTGAATACCGGCTATAGAGACGGTGGAGAATGGCGATCACAACTTTTATCTGATGCAGAATACGAATCAGTAAATGGTGATATCATAATTAAGGCTTCACGTATTTATGATACAAACCAGTCGATGATGTGTTTTGCACATAAGAAAGATTGCTCATGGCAACGCTATTTACCAGGTTATCCTACTGGTGAAAATTTATTTGTCCTTAGCTCAGTTAAAAATGAATTTAAAGTTGACGTAAAGTCTTCATTCTCAGGCCTTGGGTATGACTCCGAGCAGCAGTTTCGTAATGACTCTGATATACGAGTTGGTTATAAATCAAAATCCAGATGTGCACGGTTAGCCGCATTGCCTCCTAATATTTATATGGATAATCGTGTGTATTTTTTAAGTTCAGCAGATATCTCAGCTGGTGCCAATTTATTATATGAATTGATAGGAAATGTACCAACATTAGAACCTTCTCCATATATGAATTGGTCATATTTACAGATTGGTGGCGATACATATCAAAAAGCAGGGGCTGCACCAGTTGGCAATTGTTTTTATCTTCCCAGATCACCACGGTTTAAAGAAACAAATGCAGTAGTTGTTTGGCCCGGATGTTTTGTCCGTGAAGGAACAAAACGTATAGGAATGTATTTTAAAGAGTTAATCCTTGGAAAGAATGGAACATATGGTGATGATTACAAATTAAATACTAATTTTGGCTATGTTCGTTTTGATTTTGACTTGAATGGAAACGTCTATCAGTTCGGATTTGCTGAGTACGACACAGGTATTCCTGATTAGGAGAGAGCTATGTTTGATTCATATTTATTAGCACTTGCTTACGGCAGTCCTGACCACGTTTTGGAATCTCATTTTTATGAAGGCTTGCAAAGCATGTACTCTGAAATGTCACTTTTCAATTGCCCAGACATTTTACCAGGAAAAATTAGTGAGACAGATTGGTATAAATCGGGAGGATGGGAAGAGTGCAGAAAAGCTATATATCCAGACCCTACAATGTATCTGGATGGCGTAGCTAAAGGTGATGAGGAGCAAATTCAAAATTATAAAAATAAATGTATGGCAGTTAAAACACAATTTCCTAAAATAGTTTGAAATTATACTGAAAATTTTAATTAATCTTTGAAAATCGATAGGAAAATTTTGACAGATTGGAGCAGGTCAGGGACTCAGAATCCCCAACCGAAGCGATGTTGACGCATCGCCCCACGGCCCGACAATCGGCTGACTTCCGATTGAAGAGATAACCCGCTGCTCCGCAGCTTGATCAAGCCGAGTAGCTATTTATCATTTGGGTTAGAAGTAGACAATCAAAATGAGAAAAAACGAAATTAGATGCGGCAAATGTAATCGTCTGCTTGCTATAGGCACAGCAGAAAATATTGAAATAAAATGCCCCAGATGTGGGACATTAAACCATGTGAGAGCCACGAGCCCCAATAAAGAAAGCCTTAGAGCATCATTAGGAGAACCTAATGAAGGTAGGCAGTCTTTTCAGCGGAGTCGGTTTAACTGACTTTGGTCTGGAGTTGGCCGGGTTTGAGCACGCTTGGTTTTGTGAAATAGAACCATACGCTCAAAACATACTCTCCAAGAGGTGGCCCGGAAAACAAATTTATAAAGATATAAAGGAGCTTGATGGAAATGATGTTGAAAAAGTCGATCTGCTCTCAGGTGGATTCCCATGCCAAGACGTCTCATGTGGAGGCAAAAGAAAAGGTATTACAAAAGAAACCAGGTCAGGATTATGGTATGAATATGCCCGTATTATTCGCCAAATTCTTCCCAAATACGTACTCATTGAAAATGTACCAGGTCTCAGGTCTAAAGGGTTTGACATTGTCCTCAAAGAGTTGGCCAAGATCGGGTATGATGCTGAATGGATCGTGCTATCTGCTGCCCAGTTTGGTGCGCCGCATCTGCGTGAAAGATTGTTCGTTGTTGCCTACCCCCACAGTTATGGGGATGACAACACAACTGGCACACGGCGGATATTTACGGAAGCACGAATCAATGCAGTCAACTTCCAACTTAATTCCAAAGCTAGCTGGAATAATCTTCAAATTGACAGGACAACGCCCGAAAAAATTTGCAAAGCATATCCCGGACCCATCATTCATAGAATGGATGATGGGGGTGCCGACTGGTTGGACAGACTTAAAGCACTTGGAAACGGCATCACACCACAGCAAGCGCACTTTGTCGGCAGCTTAATTCTTGATCATGATTTTAACATATTGAATTTACTAACTAATGAGTAA